AAGGATATTGGTTAGGCGATCTAACTCGCTTACCAGTTCAGAAGGCATTTCCTGAGCGCCAGCATCCCGCTGTTCCAGTGCCTTTGCTACAGCCGAAGCTGCAACTTTCGCCTCGCTTCTGGAAAGTTCCGCTGCATCCCGCAGGACTTCTTCCCATTCACGGACTGTTCTGTCGCTCTTTACCGCTGAAACCCTAGCTTTGGGGTTCATAGGAAAGGTTACGGCAGAAATCTCCATAAGATCTACTGACTTGAGATAACGGCGCTTGCGCTTGTCATCGTAGTCGTATCCCTTTGCATCGACGCGATAGCCAATAGACAAGCCATCAATAGCGCCCATTTTCATCAATTCATAAACTTCGCGGCCACGCTGAGTTCCCATTGCCAAACGACCTTTTACTTTAAGGCCACGTTCATCCTCAATGATTTCATCAAAGACCCCGATTGGTTCGTCAGCCCGATGCTGGTAAAGCAGTTTAACGGCCTTTGCGCCCTTGCGCCCGATAGATTTGGCGAAAGCTCCCTCAACGACAACATCATTGCCAAGATCTTTGTTCCCGAAGATAGAGCCGTAACCGCTAAACTCGCCCTTTTCTTCATCCCTGTCCATTGCTTTGATGTCGAACTTTACATCAAGCGTTTCATCTTTAAACTCAATATCATCACTCATTTCATTTTCCTTTGGTTCTGACTTGCCATAACTGGACAAGCAAACCGCTGCCCGTTGGGTTCTGCTTGGATATTCAGAAACGACTTTATCATCGCCCATGCAGCGACCCATAAAATCTGCTTCTGTTTCGCCACTATTGGGCTTTGGTAACGGCATGGTGAGCGTCCTCACGTTTTCATTATTCGCAATCTACCATATTGTAGAAGTAATTTAAACCACCATTGGCTTTTTCAATAAACGGGATCAACCGGAAGAAGCCCTTCATTGTATAATTGAGCCATCGCCGCCATGATAGCCGCAGCTTCACCCAGTTCCAACTCAACTATTAAATCCGTAAGCTCATCTTGTTCGTCAAGAGAAAGCTTCTTTTCTGTTGATGTTAGTTCCCTCGCTCTTTCCAACTTCTGAGCATAAGGCAATTTCTCCCTGTCTATAACATCTTGAACAGTTACCATGCTATTTTCCCCTCTCTTTTATCAAATCATCAATAAATGTTTTCATTTCGGGATGGATCAAGTCGGTTCTGTCCATCATATACATGGCAAAACTTTCAACAAAATATTCATATTGATTTGTCATGGCGTATTTACTGGGCGCGTAATAATCCAATTCTGATTTTTCCTTACTGTTCCAAAACTTGGTTAGCTTGCTTTCAAGATAATTCTCTCCGCGATTGTACCTTCTTTTGAGCTTGTAGGTTTGATGGATATGATGTCCAAATTCGTGATACATCAAAGCCCTTGTTTTATCTAAATTGTCAGTGAAGTGAGACTTTGTGGACCACGGCCTTTTAGACAGATCATCCCCAATTTTGTAAGGAATATTTTCCCCGCCCCTGCGTCTATAATTGTCGGTAATTGCGAATTGATTAGCGATCTCTTTGTATTGAATAGATAAATCGTCATATCTCTTGCGAATTGGATCTTTATCCATTCTTGCATAATCTTCTGGCCGCATATAGGAGGGATAATTATCTTGCCTATGCTCCCACCAAGCCATCTTGGCCTCTCTAAATTCCGCTCTCACTTTATCTTGTTTTTTAACTAGATCATCGTAATCGGGAATTTTGCCTTCCGCAGCATCCGCATAAGCATTGATTGCCGCTTTGTTTAGGCCCATTACGCCGCCGCCCTGATCCCCGTTGCGGTCTCCCCTTCCATGAACGATGCCGCGCAGCGGAATTACGCCCATATATTTTCCCATATATTCCAATTCTTCGACGGTCTGGGCTACATAGGCTAAAGCCCTTGGGGTGGCCTGAGAAAGCTTAACGCTACCTATCATGGATGGATTTCTGCGCGTCCAATTAATGCCAACATTTTCGTTTATTTCTCTTTGAGCTATTGGATCTGCAAACTTGCTGTCTACATAATCGTGAATTTTATCTAAGCTTTTTCTTTTCTTGGGAATTGGAATATTGGCATCATTAAGCGCTGTATTCCTTGGCAATACAAATAAAGCATTTGGCCCAAATGGATCATCTGGAATGGAGACAACGGGCGCATCTGGAACAGCAAGCGCAGCGGGAGAAACAGGTTCAACGGGTATCTCCGCGCCGCCATCGTCAAATAGATCGTCCTCATCAGTGAAATAAACTGCCAAGCATCTGCAATTAATATTGTTTGAAGCCCCGCCCGATCCATCGTGAGGGTATTTCATTTCTATCTCAACGCCCTTGTCTCTGATGATAAAAGGCTCATCAATACCGACCTCTTGACCGTTAGCCGCTGCATGGCTTGGCCTTGTCCTACTGTCGCCAACAGAGACCCAACGCTTCTTTTGTGCTGGCAACCCGAGTTCCCTGTTTGCTTCGTCAGTGGCAAAAGACGCAGCCGCATGGGTTTCTGTCCTTGCAATAGTCGCCGCCCTTGAGCGCCCGATTGTGCCGCCTGTGCGGTCAACGATCAGCTTGGCTGTCTTATCAACCCCTAGCCCCTCAGTTTCCCCTAGCTGTATGGCTTTTAAAATGCCTCGTCTGGTTGTTGCCGCAACACCCGCAACCTTTGATGCGCCCTCTCTTGCGTAATATTGAAAGATCAGGCTTTGAAATTGGCTTTCTGCCTTTCTGTTCTCCGTGACACGGCTGGCAAACTTATCAATCACGCTTGTATATGTCGCCCTAAATACCGCCCCAAGCTCTGCCTCAAGATCGCTGGTGGCCGCTTCGATATTGCTGCCGACCTCGTAAGCCTTGGCCGCTTGTCTGGCTGTCTTGAGGAAAAGGCTTTGGAGCTTTCGCGCCATGCTTTTCTCGTAACCCATTCTCAAACGGTTCACTTCCCTGATCTCTTTAGCGATTGAGAGGCGGGTTTTGCCCGCTTTGATATACACTGGAAAAGCCATAAACTCTTATACCACGCTTAGTTTATCAAAAAAAGATAATAGCTAAGTTATTGATTTTATTACATAATCCCAGGATCATTAATTTATTTGTAAATAATTTGTTGACATATATGGAGGCAGTTCCTATATTAACAATAGAAAAGGAGGAAAGAGATGGAAAAAGTTCTTCACGTTTATGACTATGTAATCGAAGGCGAATATGGCGTCATGATGGGCTATTACGAAGCTGAAAATCTTCTAGCCGCTTTAGCCATGCTTAAAGAAGATCATCCCAGAGACATTGGCGCAGATGGCGTTTGGCATCTGGAAGATGGAATAGAAATCGCAATAAATTGGTAAGGAGGAAAAAATGCACATTATGGGAGCAAAAAAAATTCAAGATTATCTGGACAGAGCTTTCAGCCTGATCCAAGAAGATGGAACTTTTGCCGCTAAGTCGCACAAGAAAGATGCGCTGGCATATGTCAGCGGGGCTTACAGGCTTTTGCTAAGATCAAACGTCAAGTTTTCTTTAGATCACCTTTCACGCGAAGATTGTTGGGCCATTCCTTTTGATCTTCATCAAATCCGCGAAAAGCACATGCGCCTTTTCGATCTCGCGCTTCATGCCGACCTAGATAAGCTTGTGGCCCTTCGCGCTGAATTGAAAGAGATGGATGTCATCAAGCCAGCCCCCAAGAGCGACAGGATTGAAAAGAAGCACAAGGAGGTAACTAAAACGGTTCATGAAATGATCGAAAAGCGGATGGCCCAATATCATGAGGCAATCGAAATCGGGAGATTGTTCGGCGGGCTTCCAGTTAGCGCGACCCCCCATCTTGTCACAAACGAGCATGGCACGACCTTCACGCGCTGCTTCTATTACTTGGATGGAAAGATGACGCCGCTGGCTGTGATCATGGCCGCATCTGATGCTCTAGCAAGAGAAAAGGAAGAAGCCGTTTAAGGGAGGGGGGAAACCATCCCCCCAAACTTTTTTCATTTTTTTTGCTTTTTTTTGATTTATTTGTAAATAATTTGTTGACACCCCTGTCTGTAATTGTTAAAACAGTTACATAGAGAGAGGAAAAACAAATGACCAACAAAGTAATCATCAAAGACGCCGAAGCCGCAGTAACCGCAATGGACGCACTTTCATGCCTTTGCATGAGCGCCGCAGAAGGCAACTGGTTCCAAGCCGCTTTTGATTTCGTGTCATTTGCCATCGCTACAAAAAACGCCTTCACAGGCTAACAGGAAGGGGCTTCGGCCCCACCCACCAACCCAAGGAGAAAATTAGATGCACAAAAAAGCCGCCTATAAAATCATTCGCAAGATTGGTGCTGCACTTGGTCATTCTGAAATTCTGGTTGGTCTCGCAACTGTCAAACATTTGGAACTGGACAAAGCAGATCCAGAGATTGCGAAGGCTTACGAAATCGTCAACAGCGAAATCTGCTCTGAGATGTATCGGGGCTATATGCTGGAACTGCTAAGAAGAAAGGAGGAAGAAAAATGCTAGACCGGATCTTTGTTTGGCTTGAGACTTTGCCGCTGATCTACAAAGTCATCGTCATTCTAATAATCAACGCGGCAATAGTCGCACCCGCTCTCTTATAATTTCAACAGCCTATGGAGGCAAAAAAATGTCAAACTTTTCTAACAATTCAAATCATGGCCGCGTTGCCAAAATGTGCGACTATCTCGACCTGATCGAAAAATCAGCGTCCAGCAATAAGGCATCGCCTGATGAGGTTGCCGCTCTGTTGGCCCCTATCATGCAGCGCCTTAGCAAATACGCACTCACGGGCGCTCCTGTGGCCCCTAGCGGCACAGATCCAGCCGATGCCCCTGTTGGTGATCTGGCCTCCCGCGTTTACCCGCAAGGCAAGCCACACGCTTGGGTCACGATCAGAGAATGCGCTGAGAATGCCAGCCTCAAAGATCTCTCTGTCGCAATGGCTGTTTTCATGAACCGATATGAGGACGCGCTAGGCTCATAAAAAAAGTTGCCCGCAGTGTCACTTATTTGTAAATAAAGTATTGACATTGTGGGCATCAACCCCCATATAAGTTTTGTAAGGAGGAAAAAACAAATGAGACCCGAAGTGAAAAAGATCGAAATCGAAAAGTTAAACAAGGCGCAGCGCTCTAAGATGCGTCAGATCTGGGGTCAACCGATTGATGTAATTCATGTTGATGAAATGGGCGCGGGTTATCGCCACGTTAAAGTTAGAAATAAAGATTTGCTTTGGCTCTGTGTAGAGCTTGGCCCACGGGGCGCGGTTCATTCTAAACGCTACCATGACTATAAAAAAATAGCCTAAAGGAGGAAAAATAAATGGCATATGTAAACCAAGAAAAAAAGAAAGCGCTGGCTCCAGCCATCAAAGCCGTTCTGAAAAAGTACGACATGAAGGCAAGCATTGCGGTTCGCCATCACATGACTTTGATTGTCACGCTCAAGGAGGGGCCGATTGATTTCGCCATGAAGCACCCGCTTGACTATCAAGTCAACACTCACTGGATTGATGACCATTATGCAGATCACCCAGTTGCCCGCGATTTCTTGAAAGAGCTTAAAGCCGCAATGGAAGGACCGGAGTTCTTCAACCATGATGACAGCATGAGCGACTATTTCCATAGAAGCCATTATATCGACATCAACATCGGAAAATATGAAAAGCCTTATAAACTGGCCGCATAAATCAAACGGGGGAGAAATCCCCCACAACCTTGGAGGGTAAAAAATGCCACATTCAATTAAATTTCTTCTTTCTGACGAACAAGCCAAAAAGCGCTTAGCGCGTCTTGATGGCAAGGTAAGATCAGGCAGGGGTAACAAGTGCGTCATCCATGTGGAAGTTCCGCAGACCGCGCTTGGGTGGCCGCTTGACCACCGTAACATGATAGAGTTCGATGCTATCAGCCCAACCACCGCCATGAAGCTTGGGAAGCGCTGGCTCTCGCATCACGGCGCAAAAACTTTTGCTATTCGCCGCATCAGAGATGATGGATCTCTCTCCGCTCCGCTGGGAATTTATGACGCCATTGATTTCATGGAGGAAGGAGAGGTTTGGTAATGACGCCCAAATTAAAAAAGACCAGACGCAAAGGTGATCTTGACCATCCTTGGGAATACCGAGGATGGAGGATCAATAGCGGATCTCGATTGATGTACAATCAAACCATCTGGAAAGCTTACAGAGATAAACAGCCGCCAATCGTTTCCACCAACCTCAATGATTTATG